TCTTGGCTAACGTCAGAAATGCTGGAATAAGAGGACCACAATCAACTTTGTTTGCGGGTTCTTCAAGTCTAATGGTTGACGGTGTTATGGTCCATGAGTTCAGACATGTATTTAATACAGAGAATGCAACTACTGGAACATCTTCAAACGCCGGTTCTGCTGGATACAAATGGGGCGCTGATGCTGACATCAACGGTTCTGCTTGTTTATTCTGTGGAGCTCAAGCTCTTGCTATGGCAGATATTGGTCTACCACAAATAGTTGAAGATACTTTCGACTATGGTAACCAAAATGGTATCTCCATTGGTAAAATCTTCGGTCTTAAGAAGCCTAAGTTTAACAGCGACTACAATGGTGGCGTTGAAGACTTTGGTGTCATTAGATTGGACGTTGCATACTAAGTATGTTTTTGTGGGTGGTTCTTTTTGAGCCACCCCTTTTTTAAGGAAAAAATTATGAAAGGTTTATATTTAATATTAGTTGGTCTATTTGCTACTTCATGTGCAACAGTAGGTTCTGTCATCGACGGCGGAAAACAAATTGCTATGACTACTGTAGATACAACTGTAAAAACAGCAGGCTCTATTTCAGGCGCAGCATTAAAAGACGTTAGTGGCGTTGTTAATACTGTAGCTGAAACTTACGATGGTGTTATAACCACTGTTGTAGAGAATGTTGATAAACAAACTGATGAGCTTCAACCAAAGGAAGAAGACTAGTTAGTTATTTTAGGAGTAAATTATGATAGTAATATCAGATATTGACAGGTATATTTCGACCACCTGGGGCGCATCAATCAGATTGGAAGCTGGCGTACCAAAAGAAGTTGGACAGGACATGGGTTTATTATGTTTACAAGAAGGGTGTACAGAACACAAACCTCATTCAATTAAAGACAAAAAGCCAAGTGAACCTATTAGGGCTAGAGATGAAAAAGGACATTATATTCCTGACGATCCCTCTACACCTGATATAAACGAAGCCTATGTAGATGGTAAAGCACCCGCTAAGAAAAAACCGGCTGCTAAAAAAACGGTAAAGAAAACTGCTAAAAAATAATGGGAACACTAACGGGCGCTAATTTAATATCCAGAATCCAGGACACCCTGCAGGATACAACTGGCGTTCGATGGACTGAAGCCGAATTGCTTAGGTACATAAATGATGCACAAAGAGAGGTAGTTAACTTTAAACCCGCTGCGGCTGCAGACCATTCAAATGTGCAATTGGCTACTGGGACAGAACAGTCTATCCCAGATGTTGCAATGTGTTTAATAAAAGTAGTTAGAAATATGAGTGCTACTGGTGGTAGCGCAACAGGTAAAAAAGCTATTAGGTTAGTAGATGAAGATATTTTAAATTCTATAGAACCCAATTGGCATGATCCCACTGTTACAGGAGATGCTGCGCATGGCTCTGTTATTAAACACTACATTTATGATCCAGATGACCCAAGAAGGTTTTATGTATATCCAGGTGTAAAATCTGGATTAAACGCTTATGTTGAATTAGTAACAGCTAGAAATCCTACAGATTTAAGTTCTACAAGTAGTACTATTTATATAGACGATGTTTATGGTAACGCCCTTGTAGACTATGTGTTGTATAGGTGTTATATGAAAGACGCAGAATTTGCAGGTAACGCACAAAGGGCTGGATCTCATTATCAATTATTTATGGCGAGTGTTTCAGGAGGGGGACAATCAAAAGTATTGCTTGATCCTAATTCTGATAAACCGGGCATGAGAACAGCGCCCCCACCGCCTCCTCCTGGAGTTCAATAATGGCATCATTTGATTCTTTAGTAAAAGACATACTTCCATACGTACCCAATTGCCCAGATTCTTTAATTGAATCTACTTTGCGCTCCGCTTGTATAGAATTTGCAGAAAGATCTAAAGCTTACGTATATGACTTAGATCCAATTACAAGTATTAGTGGCGTATATGAATATGAGTTCGACCAACCAAGCGGCACAGATGTACATGCAATTTTATGGATGACATATGATGGCGATGATTTAGACCCAATTAGCCCTAGAAGTTTAGAGTTAAACTATTCTGATTGGAGAAACAAAACTTCAGTACCACAAGTTTATTTACAAAAAAACCCAAGTACGTTTTGGGTAATACCGGTTCCTGGTAGCGCCGTTACCAACGGCATTCAATTATCTGTTGCTTTAAAACCGAGTAGGACTACAAGTAATATAGACACTACTTTTTCAAACAGTTACAGAGACGGAATTGTGTATGGCACTTTATATAGGCTTATGCGTATTCCTGCAAAAGATTGGACTGATCCAGCAGCAGCAGCTGATTATTTAGGATTGTTTAATCAAGAAATTGTACAAGCTGAACTAAAAGCAAGGGGCGGAGATTTAGGCGTTAAAAGAACTGTTAAATACAGAGGCGCCGGTTTAAGCCCACGTAAAAGGTATAAGAAGTATGGTTCAGAGATTGACTATTGATGGGCTTTCAATTGAGACAATTCCTCTTTCTGAGGTACGTTGTGCTTTTGAAAAAATACAACCAGATTTAGATCAAGTTAGAAAAAAGTGTCAAGCTGACTGGATAACACCCGACGTCTATTTATCTTTACAAGAAGAGCTGTCTACTTTGTACATGTTGTATGAAGAAGATACATATATTGGGTTTATAATCGTTAATACGCTAAGAAGTATTAGTGGCGAGGACACACTGTTTGTCTGGGCAAGTTACCAGAAACCAGAGTATAATTATGTAAAAGCTATGTTTAAGTTTTTAGAAAAAATAGCGGAAGAGATGAAAGCAGTAGCTATTGAATTTGAAAGCAATAGAAAAGGGTGGGAAAAAATAGCACCCCTGCATGATTTTAATTTAGTAACACAAACATATAGAAAAGAGTTATAACAATGGGATTTTTAAAAGGCAAAAAAGTAAAACGTAAAAACTTTACTAAACAAACTGAAAACGAAAAAGCTGGTTTGGATATTTTGCAAAGAGGACAAACTAGGCAAGACGTTCTTTTCGATCCTTTGCGTACTGAGTATGCTCAAACAGAAGCTGTAGAACGAAAAGATCAATCTGCTGGAGTTGCTGGTGCGGATTATTATCAATCACAAGGAAGGCCCTCCATAGGAACAGTACAAGCGGTTGATACAGCAGCCGGAAATGCAGTAGATGCAACAAGCGCATTGATTAAAGGGATAGCAAAAGGTCAAACTGCGGAAACTAAAAAAGATCTAGAAGTAGTAAAAGGTAATGAAGCCGTGGGCAATATGCTTGCACAAAACACTGTAAAAGGTGGAGTACAAGCCGCAGGAGCAGAAACTGCGTATCAAGTATCAGAAGCTGACCGACAGTTAGCCAAAACAAATGCAATGCGGGGCGTATTCGCTTCAGCAGCTAATCAACTGGCTGCTAATGTTGGGGATACGGGTGACCCATTTAAGAAAAGCTATCAAGGATTTGATGCTACAGGTCAATTTGGAGAAGGAACTACGGGATTGTTTGGTTTTGGTAAAACACCTGTAATTGCTTATGCTCCTAGAGACAAGTCTAAATCAACTAGCAGAGGTAGGGTATAAGCCAATGGCAGAAGATTATTTACAAAAGTTTGCGTCTCCTGGGTTTTACAAGCCAACCGCACTTGGTACGCCTACTTCTGGTAACAGAAGAGTTAGTGGTAGTACGTATAGTGACGATGTAGACTTCCAAGCGCAAAAAGCGGCAATAGATTCTTACGAAAAAAATGTAGAGGAATACAACCCACAAACCGAAAGAATTTTAACCACTGCAATAGACACAGTAGATGAAAGCGAAGATATGGCGGTTAGTGCAAACGAAAGAGCCTTAGCGCAAGCTGAAAGAGACAGGGGTAGATATGGAGTGCAATTTAATGCGGCTCAAGCTGGAGAAGAATCTAGACTTGCAAACTTTGCGGGACAAAGAAACATATCAAACGCTAGAAACATGGCGATGCGTTCTGATGAAATGCTTAATGATATAAGGCTACAGATAGGTAACACTCTTGGGGCACAGAACTTATCAAATGTGTTGGGTGGGCTCTTACAATATGGGCAGGCTTCTGTTAACAAAAAAAATGCTTATCAAAAAAGTAGAAACGCCGCTAAAAAATCTCAATATGGGTTTTTAGGTAACTTGGGTTCTAGTTTAGCAAAATTAATATAAAAGATTATGGCATCATTATTTGACTTAGTAGGAAATTATAATCGCGCTAGAGATGCATCGATGAAGAGGCAGATTGATGGTGCAACATTTAATCAAGGCGTTGTTAAACAACAAGGCGCAGATTTTACAAAATTTATTAAAAGTGCTAATTCTGATTTAGAAACAGACGCTTTAAATATTAATAATATTATTGACCAGGGCGGAAACATTGCAGATTTAGAAAATAAACCCGCGGGATTTGAAAGCAATGAACAGTTTAAAGCTTGGTATCAAGGCACTGGTCCTGGTACAGGTTTTGCTAACAAGAAGTATTCTGGCCTTGGGGACACTAATTTAAGTGATTATGTAGCTATGTATGGGCACAAAGGCACCTTTCGTAAACTTAATGAAATGGGTTTTGGCTCAGCTTTATTAGGTCCAAACAAACAGTTTGACCCCGAAAATTCTACAATTAGAGAAAACGCTGAAACCGGAGAAATGGAGATAGTTCCATACGTTCGCACTAATAGTGAAGCTAGAAAACAATCTTATTCTTCTCCTATGACTGTAGGTGGAAAAGACATTAGAGATATTATTACTGAGTTTGGCCCTGAAGCAGCAGAACAATCTATAGTTGGTTTAAGTTTGGGCAATCTTAATACTGTATTTCAAGAATATGCGAGAGATGTTGAAATTGGAGGTGGCGGAAATCCCGCTGTA